AGATATAGGGCTTGCCTATTGACACTTCGGAAAGACGATGAGAAAGGGGGACATTTTAATGTCCGAAACAAAAAAAGCATTGTTCAAAGTAGACTTGCAGATGTTCAATGACGGCGGAGCATCGGGTAGTGCCGAGGGCGGCGCTGGCGTAGCTACGGAGAACGCACCAAAGGTTGAAACCAAGCCGAGCGGAAGCAACCGCCGCTCAAAGTCGGGTGCATTTGATAACGTAGTATTCGGAAAGCAGGAAGGAACAACCTCTGCCGAAGCTACAAGCCCTGCCACCGAGGGACAGCTCACGGGTGCGAGCAAAACGGACGTTTCCACAACGTCTGACACGCTTGAAGCGAGAAGAAAAGCCTACAACGATCTTATTAACGGCGAGTACAAGGATCTCGACCAAGAGAGATTCCAGCAGGTATTCGACAGACGTTTCAAGCAAGTTAAGGGTATGGAAGCAGATTTAGCGGCACAAAAGCCCATTATCGATATGCTTATGGCTCGATATGGCGTTGATGATGTTGCAAAGCTTAACAAAGCCTTAACGGAAGATGCCGAGTATTGGGAAAGAGTAGCCGAAGAAAAAGGAATGACGGTTGAGCAGTACCACGCTATGCAGAAGCTTGAACAGGAAAACGCCGCACTTAAGGCGATCCGCGACAGGCAGATAGGACAGCAACAGTATCAACAGCAGATTGATACGTGGTACAAGGAAGCGGAAAAGGTAAAAGAGCTTTACCCGTCGTTTGACTTCAAAGCAGAAGCGCAGAACCCCGAATTTCTCAAGCTTTTGAGAACGGGCAACAGCGTTGAACACGCTTATAAAGTGCTTCACTTTGATGAATTGACCAACAATGCCGCAAGAGTAGCCGCACAGACGGCTGATGCACAGGCACAGGCAAGGATCAAAGCGAAGGCTTCTCGTCCTTCCGAGAATGGTACATCTTCACAGTCCGCCGCAATCGTAAAAAGCGACGCGTCCTCTTTGACTCGTGCAGAACGAGCAGAGATAGCACGCAGAGTACAGCGGGGAGATATTATAAAATTCTAAGAAGCTCCCCGAATTTATGAAAGGGGAAAAAACATAATGAAAAACTTTAAGTTCAATCTTCAGCTTTTTGCTGAGCCCAACACAAACGTAACAACAGCATCGGGTCTTTCCGATGAAATGAAAGTCTTTTACAGCGATTATCTCATCGATAACGCTATTCCGAAGCTCGTGCATGATCAGTTCGGTCAGAAGCACCCCATTCCCAAGAATGGCGGTAAAACAATCGAGTTCAGAAAGTACAGCCCGCTTCCCAAGCTTACTACACCTATTCAGGAAGGTATCACTCCTGACGGTCAGAGCCTTACAATGTCTATAATCGAAGCAACAGTAGCTCAGTACGGCGGTTACATCACACTTTCCGACGTGCTTATGCTCACAGCTATCGACAACAACCTCGTACAGGCTACAAAGCTTCTCGGTGCGCAGGCTGGCGCAACACTCGACACAATCACTCGTGAGGTGCTTAACGGCGGTACAAACGTTATCTTCTCGGGCGGCAAGAGTGCAAGAACAGACCTCGACGCTAACTCCGTTCTCACTGTTGACGATATCAAGAAGGCAGTACGACTCCTTAAGACACAGAATGCGGAGCAGATCAACGGTGCTTGGGTAGGCATCATTCATCCCGACGTTGCTTACGACCTTACAAACGATCCCGCTTGGAAGGACGTTAAGACATATTCCGATCCCTCCGACATTTACGAGGGCGAAATCGGCAAGATTTACGGCGTTCGTTTCGTGGAGACAACGGAAGCGAAGATTTGGGCTAAGGCTGGTGCAAGCAGCAGAGCGGTTTACTCCACTCTTATTCTTGGCGACAATGCTTACGGCACGACTGAAATCACAGGCGGCGGTCTTGAGCATATCGTTAAGCAGCTTGGTTCTGCCGGCACGTCCGACCCTCTCAACCAGAGAGCAACAGCGGGCTGGAAAGCAACAAAGGTTGCGGAAAGACTTGTTGAGAACTATATGGTTCGTATCGAGTCTGCTTCCACATTCAATCCCACTGCAAACAACTAATTAAGCTCCGTTTTTGCGGAGCGTGAAAGGAGACCACAATGGCAAAGGAAACCACTAAGACAACCGATAATACAACCGATAAGACAACCGAGCCTGTAAAAGAGCCCGATAATTCCATTAACCTCGCTGACGTAAAAGCTCAGGTTGAAGCGATGCTCGCACAGGCTAAAGCCGAAGCGGCTAAGATCGTAGCTGATGCAAAGGCTTCTGTTAGCGGTGAGCTTACGGAAGAACAGAAGAAAGCAAACGATGAACGCGAAGCTTATTGGAACGAGCTTGTTGAGGTAAAGCTGTTCAAGGACAATAACAAGTACAAGGACGATGTATACGTATCCGTAAACGGCGAAAACTGCGTGATTAAGCGTGGTGTGCGTGTATTGGTTAAACGCAAATTTGCGGAAGTGCTTGATACGTCCGATATGCAGGACTATGAGACAAGCCTTCTCATTGAGAAGAAGTCAAACGAGTTTGAAAAGAGTGAGTTTTAACTAAATACTCCGCGAGAACAGAACACTCTATGACACGGCGTAGGGACAACTTTACGAGGTTGTCCCTATTTTCGTATACGTAAACGAGAGATTATTAGGAGAGAAAACAAATGGATAGAATCATAGAAGTAAAAGTATGCGGAAACCATTTGACAAAGGACAGCAACATCGCTGGCACAAAAGGCGAAGGCAATATTACCAATTTGCGAATCACATTTGACGAGAATTGGGAAGATTACGCAAAGCACGTTGTTTTTTGGGACGCATACGGACAAAATCCCGTTAGGGTTGTACTCGCAACAACTCTAATTGAAGATATATCAAAAAGCACAAGAGTGTACCGAGTGCCTATTCCTCACGAAGCTATGGCAAGAGCGGGACAGCTTACATTCAGTATTACAGGCTCTTTGGGCAACAAAAATCAAGTGAGCATAACAAGCAAGCTGGAAGTGAAGGATGCTCCCGATATATTAGACCCTCTTGATCCAACACCGTCCGAGCTTGAGCAGATGCAGGCAGAGATAGAAGCGATCAAGGAAGATTTGATAGACTTGGAAACAGCCCGCGTGGAATCCGAGGAAAACGCAATGAGCGCAAAGGAAAGTGCTAACAAAGCGGCAGATGCTGTGGGCAAGACGAGCTATATCGGAGAAAACGGACACTGGTATGCTTGGGACGGCGTTAAAGGCGAGTTTTATGACACAGGCATAAAGGCTCAGGCTGGGTCTATGGTGTATATGGGCGAGAATCCTCCCGACAATGCCGACGTTTGGATCACAGACGAAGGAATGTTATACATCAGACAGGAGAACGGAGAGTTCGCTCCTCTGCCCAAGCTCGTCGGTAAAGACGGTAAAAGTGCATACGATCTCGCTGTAGAGAGCGGATATGAAGGCACGATTGAACAGTTTACAACTCTCTTGAACAATTTAACGTGTTCTATCGAGGGCGGACACCTTTCGGACACGAACAATCCGCACAACGTTACGACGGATCAGATTGGTGCAATACCTGCCGCATACCATTTTTCAAGCGATCTTAACATCGAATTACTGCAGGGCGGCGGCAAAATGACGGTGTGCTATTACACCAGCGCAACATTAAACACTCCGAAAACCGAGGGTGTAACCGATTATGCTCACGGAATGGTAATAACAAACGCATACAATGAACAGTATGGTACACAGATGTGTATGCCTTCGGGCGGGAACAATGTGTTTTTCCGTGGTCACAATAAAACAGGCATATCGAAGTGGATGAAGGTATCGCCCGAAGATATCAAGAGTTTGCAAGAAAGCATTGCCAAAGCCGTATTGAAAAACGGCGACACAATGACAGGCGCTCTCGTGATTGACAAAGCCACCGCTTGGGGGCAGCTGATACTTCGTACTCCCTCTGATTATTACAGAGCTTTTGAAACCGACGATGACAAGGTGAGAATTGACGTGCGAGACGAACAGCTCACAACAAAGAGACGATTTTTGGAGATTTACACTAATCGTGGCGAAAGCAGATTTTCTCACTCCGCAAGGATCACTCAGGAATCGGACGGCGTTTCTAAAGGCGCTTATATTCTTCACACGGAGAACATCAATAACTTTGTTATTTCGGGCGGTGCATACGACGGCGACGGCACAACGCCCAAAACCATTCCTATCCGAAAAACCACACAGGCGGTGATGATATCTGGATTCCACCCGAACTCGGGAGATTATGTAACGTGCACTTTGTATAGAGACAGAAGCGACGCACGTTGTGTGTATTATGATGTGGATTCTGTGGGTTCCGACAGAGTAGAGTTATACGATGTGTCCGTTACTTGGCAGGACTCGTTAGTTGCTTTTGAAGCTACAGACAATTTATTGGGCGGGCGTCTCAACAGCTCAAGCTATCAATATAATTACGTTGTTATCGGATAAGACGGGAGTGAAAGGCAATGATACTTGAGTTTTTAAGAGAAAATTGGGTGCTTATAACCTTTTTTGCTGGCGAGGTAGGGGTTATATACGGCATTGTAAGTCAGTTGATAAAAGCGGCTAAATGCACCCTCAGAAACGATATTTTGGATATCTACGACAGATGCAAGGAAACAAGGCAAATAACAAGATTTCAGCTGCAGAGCATAACGTATTCGTATGACGTTTACAAAAGGCTGAAAGGCAATTCGTTTGTAGATACCATTGTATTAGAGATAATACCCGAGTTTGAAATAATCGATTAACGAAAGGGGATTTATTTATGGATTTTTCAATTGATCTTACAGAAATCGTAATAGCATTATTCGGGCTTTTCTTCAACGTTATGCTCGGCATTATCACATCAAGGGTAGTGCCGTGGATAAAGGAAAAGGGGCTTGAAAAGTACGCAAAAGCTCTCGTTTCCGTGGCTTATACGATGTTTGCGGACGGAAGCGGAGCGGATAAATTCAATTATGCTTTTGAAAGATTGGCGGCAAGCCAATACGGCAAGCTCTTTGACGAGGATCGCTTGAAAGAAGCAATACAGGCGGCATACGTTGAGCTTTGCACGGAGCTTGGGCAGATACCCTCTCCCGTACACGCGGAAAACTTTATAATGAGCGAACTAAACAAAAAGGACTGATATACATTGGCTACCGTTACGGCTTATTCAAAAAAGAAAGACGGAAACAAAAAGGTATCAACTAACTTTAGGGTAAAGGAGTTTGCTTGCGCGGACGGCTCTGACCCGGTATTTATTTCTCCCGATCTCGTGTCCGTATTGCAAAAGATACGGACGCACTTCGGGAAGCCTATAACAATAACATCTGCATACAGAACGCCTACACACAATGCCAAAATCGGCGGTGTTTCTGACAGTCGGCATTTATTTGGTATTGCGGCAGATATAAAGGTAAAGGATATCAGCCCGCTACGAGTGGCACAGTATGCGGAACAGCTTTTGACAAACAAAGGCGGAATAGGTGTGTACGCAACATTCGTACACATAGACGTAAGACCCACAAAAGCCCGTTGGAACGGGTAGGCGTGGGATAAAAGGAGATAAAAATGACAGCTAACAAAGTAATTGAACGCGTAGATGCGATCAGACCTAACTCATACAACGAGGAGCAGAAATTCGGCTGGATAAACAAGCTTGAGGAAATGGTTCAGCGTTTGGTTTTTCAGTTCCCGAGAGTAAATAGCTTATCTTATCCCGAGGATATGGATAGAGAGCTTCTTATCACCGTTCCATTTGACGATCTTTATGAGCTGTACCTTGAGTCAATGATTGACTACTACAACCGAGAGTACGGAAACTACAACAACTCGGCTATGATGTTTGAAACACGATTCACCGAGTATAAGAAAGCGTATATTAGAGGTGAAGTAGAAAAGCCAACGATATCGGACGGTAGCTCAAGCGGTAGCAAGGACGATAAAAAGGCAAGAATAGCTAACGTTATTCTTCGTGCGAACGCTTGGGTGGGCTTGGCTTCGCCTTATTCTCAGGTGGTTAAGGTTGACGGAGTTACAAAGAATAGCCAAGTTGACCTCACGCCGAGCGTTGAACAGCTTGTGGTATTTTATCAAAAAGACCTCGCTTTCGTTACTGAGAACGAGGACGGCGTGGTAACAGTGTATGCAATCGGACAAAGACCCGCGAACGATTACACGATCCAAGCAACAATAACGGAGGTGAGTGTATGAGCAAAATTATAGGTGTAACAGTAGGAACACCGATAAGCCCGAAAAAAATAGGGGAAAAATTAAAGCTCGTTAAGACCGTAAACGGCAACGCGCCCGACGAAAACGGCAACGTGGAAGTTGATGCAAACGGCTATGTATTGACAGGCGAGGATATAGAAAATATCGCTCGTAGTGCCGCAAATTTGCTTGCGGAAGGCAATAGCGGTGTGATTTTGGAAGAAAAAAGCTATAGCGGCTTTTTCGGAGCTACAGCCACCAACGGAGAAACGGTGTACGTGGGGAACATTGGCGACACGATTAAGTTTTACGAGGGCGAGGTATACACCGTTGTGTTTGACGGCGTTTCCTATGAATGCGAAGCGATAACGTTCGGTTCTTCGGGAGCGGAACAAATCGGTATACGCAATTACTCGGACATTAGCGGTGGTAGCGATTGGTTTGAAATATCATACGGCGCGAACAAGGAAGATCCACACGGAGCTAATGTATTTACGATTAAAGAAGGCACTACGCACACGATCGGGATATACAAAGCGGGTGCAACGAGGTTTTTGACGGACGAGGACAGGCTTGAGCTTCAGTCGCAGATTGACGAAATAGAACAGCAAGTAAAAGAAATTCAAGACGGCGGCTATCTCAAGGGCGTTACTTGCACACAAGCCGAGTATGACGCGATGGTTGCAGCGGGAACGATAGACAGCAACACGATATACGCGATAGTGGGGTGATGTTATGGAAGCGAATGCTATATATTTCGGAGCAACGCCCGTCATAGCATTATATCAAGGCATACGTCTGATATGGACGGGCTTTGAATTGCCCGTACAGAACGGCACAAAGCTCACCATAACGCAAGCATATCAAGCGATTAAAGCGGGTACAGCCTTAAAGCTTGACAGCGACATTGACATAATAGGATATGAAGCACCGATATGGATTGGCGATACTCTTGTCATTACCGAGGTATTGGGTGCAGTTCAAAACAACGAACAGGTGGTGATTGAGTAAATGGCAGATATTAAACTTAAAGGCAGAGATGCAAAAGGAAATATCGTTGAAAACACATACACTGGCGTAACGAGCGTTGCGTTTGAAACGCCGAGCGGGGGTAATGCTGTGTTTCACGAAAACGGCGGCTATGAGAAAGGTTATGCGGAAGGATTAACCGAGGGGCAGGAATTTGGCTATGCTGATGCACTTGCCAAACGCACCGATATTGTCATAACGGAAAATGGCGATTACACGCCGAGCGGAGATAGCACAGGCTTCAAAAGAGTGAGCGTAAATGTGCCGAGCGAAGCGCCCCCGCCCGCGCTTGAGGACATACCGATTACATTGGACTTTTCGGCGGGAAATCAAACGATAACAGCACCCGATGGCTACCTTGTAAAATCGGCAATTCTGCAAAAACCCGAATTGCTTAAACCCGAAAACATTGCAAAGGACGTCAATATAGCGGGTATCGTCGGAACGCACGAGTGTAGCGGCTCGGGCGGTGGCGGTGAAGAATGGATAGGCGACGGCAACACATATATTTGGATAAC